GCATAGAGGCTTTCATGGCTTCAATCTCAGCGATGCGTTCAGTGAACTCCTGACGTTTAGCTGCATATTCTGCGGGATCATCCTCACGCAACTGCTGCCAATCGACAGCAGCTACCTGTTCCCGCAGGCGAGTTTCGAGAATCTGATTCCAGCTTCCCAGATCTTCTATGCGGGATTGCCGCTCGACCTGAAATTGCTGGTAAGCCTGCTCTAGAGCCTTCTTCTGATGGGCCAGAGCTTCGGAGCGATCCGTAAGAGCCTTGTTTAGTTGATAGTTCTTGATGACCTCACCCAAAGGTACATCAGCCTCAACTCCGTCAACCTTGGTTTTGACCTTGATAGCCTTTAGGGCGTCTACGTCAACTCCAAGACCTTCGGCCAATTCGTCTACAGTTTCAGGAATCCAAGGTTGTTCCTCTTCTTCCTTCTTCTCTTCGACTACGGACTCTTCTTGCTCCTCGTTACTTTCCTCCGTGGGTTCCTCAGCCGTATCGTCCTGACTAAGCTCTGCATCCTGGGGAGTTTCGGTAGCCTCTGGCGCCTCTTCCTCCAAACCAATCTGCGAGAAGATTTCCTGGTACAGTTCTTGTTTAGCGTCCCCAGCGGGGATAGCCATCTGTTCTGCCATAAGTTAACCTCTAAATTTCAAGGAATCCAGACTCTTTCTGAGTTCCTTGTCAAAATCATTAATACAGTGAATCATTCTGTGCCAGTGATCGCGCTCATCATACCCCTTCAAGGGGTCGGTAGCGATCATCTTGTTAACGTAATACTCCTTGATTTGCTTGATAATCTCAGGATAGGCATTCCTATCCACAAAATCCTTTACTTCCTGTAGGAGAATACTATCGGTTATCATTCTTAGCCTCAGAAGCCATCCTAGTCTTGATTATATCACCTTTTACCTTAAACGCATCCCCCCTGGCCTTCATGTCCGTCTGGTACTTGGTCAATTCAAGTCTATTACCGTCAGTAACACCCGCCAGAGCGGCCTTCTCAGCCTCCAATTTGAGCTTGGCCTGCTCCAAAGCAGCCTTCTGCTGGGCCATTTGGGCCTCAAACACAGCCTTCTCCTTCTCCAGCTCCACTTTCTGCTGCTCCAACTGCAACTTACCCATTTCAACCTGAGCCTGAACCTTCAGGAACTCTTCCTCGGCCTTTGGCTGGGGCTGCGGGGGAGGTACGGACTGCGGATCTTGGAAGAATAGCTCATGATGGGGTAGGCCAGACGCCTCCACGATCTTGATAGCCGTCTGGTAGATGTGCTGGGGAGTCACGATATTGGTGAAACCAGCGCCCATCAGCTCCTTCTGCACCTGTCCGATCAACATGAGGTTCTGAGCTTCCTGCTGCTTGTCGTTAGTTCCCAACGCAACATTGACCGTCATGTTCTCACGCTCTTTCCATTCGGAAGGATTGATGGGAACCCACTTATTACGGATGCGGATGACTCGCTCCTTGTCCTGATTCTGCAACAAGAGTCTATGTACACCAAGGAAGAGACGAGTAACCCCATCTGCAAACAGTTTTGCTACTAGCATCAAACGCTCTTGCGAGGCATTCATGATCTTGCTGATACCAGTAGCAGTCTTATTCAGGACATCCGCATTCATCCCCTGATTGTAGCGGGTAACACCCGTTCTGTTCTCCTTCATGGCATCCAGATATTCCATCATCTGATACGAATGCCCCGTAAAAGGTGTCGTCTGGATAGGGAATACCATACCGGGAGCCGTCATGCGGATTACACCACCAGGGCGAGAATCCAGTACATCATCCACATTCACCTCACCCTCAACGATACCAGTACGCATATTGTTGATGAGGTACAGATTATCTAGAATGTTGCGAAGCAGAGTGGACTTGAGGAGCTGGAGATCCATTGTAATATCTGCAATAGATCGACCAAAGAATCTATGAGGCATGACGATAGGAGAAATGGCTACAAAGGGTATGTAGTCAATCTCGGAGTTATCAAGAATCTCTGCCCCATTGGCTAAAGTAATCTTGCGTAGCTCGCTATAACCATCACCATCCCAATCCATACGCTTGTAGCATTCAGCAACAAGTACACGATCCTCCATCTCATTGTCATAGTCAGCACTCCCATCTATGTCAGAGAAGCGAGCATCAGACTCTTGATCGTCAGTATCGTCAGCGTAATCGGCTAGATCCTCGATCTTTGACTTGGGATAACCCATCTCGATGAGTTCCTGCTTGGTCTTGTAGGTGACATGAGCACAGAAGGGGCAGGCATCAAGATTGAGATCATCATAGGTAGACGAAATACGGAAGTCTTCCGGTGGAATGACGATGATACGCACTCTACCCTTCTTGTTGCTACGTACAATCTTCATGTCGATGTACGGCTCACCCTGTTCGGTAAGCCCCATATTCTGCTCTTTAACTTCGATATTAGGATCACTCAGGAGCATCGTAGCTTCCATCTGATCTAGATACTCATACTCCTCGGTAACCTTCTCGGTATCCTCCTCCCAGAAGTATTTAACGATGCCGTTCTTCATCATGAGGGCATCCTTGAACCAATTGTAGAGGATCATGAAGCCATCGTTGTCCTTGTAGAAGACATGATTGAGGTAGTCAGTCTCCTGCTTTGCAGCTTCGATATCCTCTGGCCCCACAGGATCAAAGACCACTGCCTCCTCACTGGAAGTGAAGATCTTGATCAACTGAGGAATCATCCACTCCACAGTATCAGCCACATCACTGGTGACCACCTGAGAGCGTCCCTCCACCTCATTACCGAAGGGTTCAGCAAAATAATACTTCAGTGCCCTCGCACGATCAGACGAGATAGTACTGCCATCATATGGCAGGCACTTATCCAGATCGGCATTCAGTTCAGCGAGCAATTCAAACTTGTCTTTTTTAGCCATTAAACAATCCCCAGGTTAGGATAAGTAAACGATTTCTTGAATCGCCTATCGCTCACTGCAAAGGTGAGGCACAGTGCATCAGCCATGTCAGGGCTGCGTGGTAGTCTCTTCTTGATGTCAGACTTGCCCTCTATCTTGATCTTGCCAGTAGAGAGCATCTCATAGGTGGGGGTAGTGAGGTCACCTATCAGCTCTTGCTGATCCGGGATACGGACTTCCTTGGACTCCAGCCATTCTCTCGCTCGCCACCACAATTCATCTCTCAAACGCATGAACTTGTCTGAGTTCACGGGAGAGCTTTCCCCCACATTGATTCCCCTGACAGGGTATCCCTGCTCGCGTAGTCTATCGACCACTCCAGCACCAACCCCAATGCTATCGACCACTATCAAGTCGGGTCTATCTCCAGGTTTAGCTTTCTCATACTCAGAGACGAGCAAACCCACAGTTTGCATGAGATCCTTACCCTGCCAAGTTCTGATGGGTTCTACCAGATGGTTCTTTCTGCGCTTGGCTAAAGCCGTCTTATCCGCCCCAAAACGAGCGACATCAACCCCCCAAATCATCTTCCCCTCTGCTTGAGCCACATCACGATTGACCGCACTCTCGCAGAGATCCAACGGTATGACAGTGTTATCGTCCGCTTTAGGGAAGTCACCCAGGACACGGACTCTGAAGATATCCGAATCTTCTCCATACTGCTTCCGCATATCCTCCACGAATTGTGGGTCAACCATCTTGGAGTCACTACAGGACACCTTGATGGTGTGCCATTGCTCTCGCATAACGTTGAAGGCATCGAAGAAGTATCCTTGGGAACGAGTAGGGTTACCCGCCATGAGGGTCTTTGCCCCCTTGGTAGACATAGCGCCCTGCCCGACCTGAAAGATAATATCTTCAACACCCGATGCCTCATCAATGATGAAGAGCATATTCTCTGAGTGAAAGCCCTGGAAGGCTTCAGGCTGTTCCTTACGAGCCGTTCTCGCCACTGCGAAGGATTCCATAGGGGCATCCTTCAACTCCACTCTATCGGTCTTAACCAGCAGGAGATCCTTCCAGGCAGGATCTAGCCTATTGTGCCACTTGGCTATCTCACCCCAGAGGACATCAGATAACTGATGGCTAGTAGGAGCCGTACAGGCTACCTTGCAGGGGAAGCGAGTCAGCATCCACCAGAGGATAGTCCAGGCCATGAGGGCAGACTTACCTACACCATGACCAGAGCGGATGGCTACCCTATCTTCCCTGGCTAGAGAGGTCAGAGCCTCCCCCTGCCACTTATCGGGTTCCACCCCAAACATATCCCTCACAAAGAGTAGAGGGTCATTCCTCCAACGGAGGATTACAGAGATCTCAGGATTCATCTACAATCTCTGCCTCGTAGATATTCCCAGACTTGTACTGTTGTTCCATGTAACGCTTCTGTGCTTCCTGAAGCAAATCCATGAAGGTATGGTTCACATTGACATCCATCTGCATGGGAACCATTCTTGCTATTAGTTCCAAGTAAGCAGCAGGCTTCTCCTTCCTGACCCTCTCGATGGTAGCAATCCCATGCTTCTGAAAGTCAGCCCGCATACGGGCCATGAATTCCTTCCCCAACCTATTTCTGTGTTGGGCTATCTCAGGCATCCCCTTCTTGTTCCTACCAGAGTCAAGAGCTTTCTCTTGAGCTACAGAGAGTGCTGTATTAGTTTTAATATTCTTGTCCTCAGAGATATCCATATTGGGGATTATATCATACAATTCATAAACTAGAGTTTATCTCGACCATATTGGTCGAAGAGAATGGTAGTAAGAATCTCCCTATAGGAGATATTAATCTCCTCCTCATTAAGTTCCTTAAGTAATTCCTCTAGTCTCTCTCTTAATTCTGTATCTCTCTTTACTCTCTCTTTGAGTTTATTCATACCAGAGAAATAGATATTCTTTACCTTCCATAAGGGAATATTTAATTCTTTAGATATATCTTCAAATTTCATATATTAATATCTCTCTATATGTGTGGGGGTATATATATATATATTAATATAAATAATAA